CCTTGAACGCCGATAACACCTTGCGCACCGACGACACCTTGCGAGCCTTGAACGCCGACTGATCCTTGTGATCCTGTTGATCCCTGCGATCCTGTCGTTCCCTGCGAACCTGTTGAGCCTTGTGACCCGACAACGCCTTGCGAGCCTTGCGAGCCTTGCGCACCTGTTGGTCCTCCGTAAAGAACATCAACGGTACTTGTACCAGCATCAACAACTATCTCTTGGATCAGGGAAAGGACTTTGATTTCGCTCACGAGGTAACAGCCTCAATGAAAACAACTTCAAGAGGTTCATCAAAGACAGGTACAGGTTCGCCCGACACTATTCGTTTGATGTCCATATATGCGCTAGACGCTGTGATGGAACTTGTCGCAGAGTTATCAAGCGTGAGGGTGAGTGTGCCGAGAACAGCGTTCGTGATTGCTACAGTCCAAGTCGCTATCAAGGTTGATCCTGTTTTGGGTTCTGAACGGATTTCACTTGTGATCGTGTTGCCTGTGATGTCAACGCCTAAATCAACTGCGACAGTATTAGTTCTATTTGTATAAACATTGAGTTGCCTAGCCACACGGATCACCCACAATCTTTTCCATCATTCCATTATCGCAATCGTTGTATCGCTTCCGAGACTATCTGCCTCATCGGGTTGCGGTTGCTCAGTAACAATCATAGATGCAGACATCGCCTGCATCGTTTCGTCGTACAACGCTTCCTCGTCTGCGGTCATTTCTACAACCACACATTCGCCTTTAGCGTCAATGAATGCTTTTGTGTATGTCATCAGGTTTCCGTTCGGTATCCATAGACTTGAGCGTTACAAGAAATGTTGCCTCCACCGAACCTCGTCAACGCTATTCCGTCAAATACTGATGCGTCAGAAAGTTGTCCTGCAAAGTTGTTGAGACTGTCGCCAAGTATTCCTCCTCTGCCTTGAAAAGAGGTTCGTTGCGTGTTGCTAGGGTTGGTGATGTCAAAGACAAGATGCGCAGGAGTTGTCGTGTCAAAAGTAATACTGAGCCAAGCCGCACCTCCTGAAGCAACTCCTGTTGTTACAACTGTCGGGCTTGCGCTTGTCGTCTGCCGATACGCCGACGAGTACGCAGTTGCGTAAGCACCAGTCGCCCAAACAGTATTGCCGTTCAACATTCTGATCAAAAGCGTTCCTGTGCTTGCACCGATCAGATTAGAGATCACGACACGGTAGTTGCGGAACTGTGTGACAGGATAACTGAACGCATAGTTGATATCTAGTTGCGTTGCTGAAGCCAACTCGTAGTTTGAAAGATAAACCAAACCGCCATTCAGGATGTATGTGTTCCAATCTGACGCTGAAGGCGTATCAAGAAACGAATAGTTTGCACGAGTCGCCATCAGAGAGATCCATTTCGCCAAGCGTAAACCGTGACACGACCCGTGATTGTTCCCGAACTTGCCGACAACTCAAACCCGTCGTTCAAGTTATCATTGTTGTTTCTACCGCTTACAAGCACCGATCCTTGTGTGGTTGTTCCTTCGGTGAGCATCGCAGAGATTTGTGTCCTGAACGCTTTGTTCGGATTGAATACATCTATGATGCCGAACGACTCGTTGCTTGTGTCAAGTTGCATCAAGTTGAACTGAAGTGTTCCCGTTCCCGATATGCCGAGCGATGTGCTTCGTGTGCCTGCGTATGACACTCGTTCTCTAGTGAAGCGACAGTCCTCCGATCTGACCGATGCGCCATTAGCGAACTTGAGTTGCAGAGTTCCTGTCGTTGAACCTGTCATTCTTTGAATGATGATCTTGAAATGCGAATAGTTTGTTGTGGTACTCATATCAAAGACATCTTGAAACAGTTGCGTTGACTGCGAAGTGAACGATGTATCTGACAACCATTGCGGAGAGCCGTTGATGCTCCAACGGTTTAGATCGTCATAGAACAACACTTCGTCTGTTGCATAGTCGGCACGCTTATCTATCGGCATTACGACCTCCAACCATAGAGCATCATTACACCTGTCAGCGTTTGAGCGCAGACAAGGCTGAAGTCTGTGAACTGTGTGCTGATGTCGCACATTCCGCCTGCCTGATACATTCCGTCTGCCTCTCGTGCTTCAACAACGAAACCTGTTTCTCTTGCTTCTTGTGGCGCAAAAATGTCTATCGTCGCCGATAACAAAACATTTGATGCGTTTGTGTTTGTTGTGCCGATGCGAATACCTGTGCTGACATTGCTTCCGTTGCGTGTTGTCTGCACAGCACCATCCGTCAATGATGTTCCTGAATAGTAATAGTTTGCTGAGTGATCTGTACCTGAACGCAACTTCAGAAACAACTCTGATGCGGTTGTAGAATATGTTTGCATTATGACCAAACGGTATGAACGATTGCGACTCGTGAATGGGGTTGCCATCGCCGACACAAGGTTCGTGATCTGCACCGATGTCCCGCTAAACGAGTTGCCTCCAACCAGTTCAAGTCCGTTGTTCAAATAGTTTTGATTGACCCGAAGGTGTGTGAGCGTCTGACCTGATTGCTGTCGTATCGGAGGCATCAGGCAACCTTGCTTTCACCGAGTCGGTCAACACCGATCTGAAAACTGTGGTTCTTGAAATAAGGATCAAGATGCAAAGTGACTTGAACATCCGATGGCGTTGCGTCAATAGTGCGCCCGACGATCATACACGATTTCGTTTGCGACGACGCTCCTGCTCCTGTCCAAGTCAAGTCAAGCCTATGCCAAAAGCATTGAGGCGGATCAAGTATCCTCAGCCAACTCAGGATCGCACCATTAGGCGAGGCTGGTTCTGCACCAAACTTTTTGACTTGACCGAAAGACAACGACACGCTTTGCGGTTCAAAAGTTGAAGCCGATTTGCGTTGCACATTCTCTTGACATCGTGACAAGACATCCTCTACTTCGTTTTGCGCCGAGTTCTCGGTACTCGCATCGTTGTCCATCGTCACATTTTTTTTCATTGACAAAAGACTACCCATTTCAAATGATCGCATTCCGTACAGGTCTTGACTTGTAGATGAAGTTGATACCTGCTCTGTTGCACCTGTGAACGAACCTGTCGCTGTGGCACGGTTGATCAGGTTCGGTGTTTCAAACGCTAGGTCTATTGTTGAGAAAGTAAGTTTTGTTCCTGTCAACGGAAGGACATCTGTGAAAGTGTAAGTGTCGTAGTTGTAGCCTGTCTTACTGCTTGTAAAATATCTGACACCGTATTTGACCGTCGTTCCATCAAAGTAGATTGAGTAGGGATAGATGATGCTGTTATGCGTGTTGCAGATGCCGTTGCTCAAAAGGTCGGTGATTGTAGGAAACTCTAGAGCCGTACCGTTTTGTATGTAGTCAACTTCGTTCGGATCGGTTTCCTGAGTGACATCAAAAGCACCGACGGTTGTTGCCCCTAGTTTCGGGAACGGACTATCAGTTGCATCCCATCCCGTCAAAGTAGAGAACGAACCAGTCAGCGCAGTATAAACGCTGTACGCAGAAAATGGTGCAGGCAGAGTGACCTTGCCCGATTGCGAAAGTTTTGTCAAAGCGTCAACTGCTGTGATCGTGACCGTTGATTGAGTTCCGTCATCCTCTAAAACAAAATCGGTGATTAGACCTGCGAACACATATTCAACCGTTGATGGTGGACTGTAGTAACTGTCTCCGCATAAGGCGTTGATGATGATTGCTTTCTGAAACCAATCAGTTGAAGTGTATGTGCCTCCTCCACTTGGCGTGAGCGCACCATCGTTGTTCAACAAAGTCAAAGTCAGCGACGAAGTTCCGACGCTTCCGTATGGCACATCCATTTCGGTACTGAAGCCGAGCGTGCGTGAAGTGAAGTCAATGTCGCTTGTGAAATCTCTGATCAAGATTTTGAACGAGTTACTGAGCGTCATTAGACAGTCCTGTTACCGTTGACCAAAATCGGTATAGAACCTCTACGACGCTGGTACGCCTGCAACGCTTTCACTACATCGTCGCCGTTGCTTCCTGCAGGCATATTTATTGTGATCGCCTGCACAACCTTTGTGTCCGCTTTAGCGATCTGACCGCCGAACGCTTGCTCTGAAACAATGCCTGCTGTCTGCGAAGCAATGTTTGCGATCTCACGCTGACCTGCTTTGAACTCACGGAAATCAAGATCACTCATATTCAAGATATCTTTTGCGAGAGTATTGCCACCAAACAATCCTGCGTCAGCAACTTCTTGAAGTATCGCCGACCCGACTCCACGAGCCTGCAATCGTTTGATATTTACTTTGAACTCTTTGATCTCTCGCAGAGTGTTGCGTGTCTGCGTGAGTACCGAACCTTTGCTTGTGTCTGCATCAAGTTTGATATTGAAAGCGTCTCGCAATCCTTTGCGATAGGTCTGCATCTGCTTCTTGAGTTCTATCACTTTGTCTATAAGTTCCTGCAGTCGTTTTTCCTCGTCAGTCAAACCTTTTGCTCCGCTGAAAACAGGGAGAGGATCAAGGTTTAGACCAGTAGGAGAACCGCCATACTCAGGACTTCTGCGTGAACCGCCACGACCTGTTCCTTGAATATGATTGTTGATGGCGTTTGCCATAATGATTGCTTTTTTAGTGTTGCTGTCAATCAAAGCACCCATAATGTTTAACTGAAAGTTAACTTCCTCAAACGGTTCAATGGGTGTACCGCCAAACACAAAAATCAACTTGTTGAACTTGTCAATCACAAAGTTAAATATCCTTACAAAAAGATTGACAAAATCATTCAACGCACCTAGCAACTTGTTGATGATGAACTGAAAGAACCCGACGATGCCGTTCCACAAAGTCCTAAAGAAATCTCTGAAGCCTTGAAACTTTAGTGTCAAACCAACTAGAGCAACAACAAGTATTGAAATACCGATGATGATCAACCCAACTCCTGTTGATGCAAGAGCGACACCAAACAAAGTTGTCGCTACTGTCGCAAGACCAACAGCAACCTTCAAAGCAACAAAAGCAGTTACGACGGCATAGACCGCTAAAGCCATCCCGTCAAGGTTAGTGATTACATCTAGCAGTTTGCCACCAAGAAACTCTGCGCCTGCACCAAGACCTTCCTCGCCAACGATGTCGCCGAACTCAGTCAAGACAGGCACGATAACTGTTGTCACATAGTTTGCGAAATCCTCAAGATATGGAAGCAACAATGTTCCGAGTTGTTCCGCAACATTCTCAATCGCAACTTGCATCCTCCCGAAGTCTGTCGCTGTCGCTTCCGCTGTGCCACCGACCTGCGACTCAACTTCATCCAAGATAAGTTTCTGTGCTTCAAGAGTTTGACCTGATTGAACAAGCGTTTTGATTTGTTCTTTCTGTTGCGCAGAAAAGTTGATGCCTGCACGACGCAACGCTGTGATCCCTGCTATCGGGTCGCTCAACGCTTTGCCGAGTTGCATTGCGCCTGCCTCAGCCGAACCAAACACCGAACCTAAGTCTTGCGCTGTTGTAACAGCACGATTGAAAATGTCGTTGCCTTCACCAACTTGATTTTGAACCTGCTTGAATGTCAGCAGAAGGTTCGCAGAACTTTGGATCAGTTCGTCGTCAACGCCGATCTGCATAGAAAGTTTGTCAGAAAGTTCGCCGACACCTTTTGCGCTGATTTTTGCCGATCCACCTGTCGCTTTGATGATCGCATTGGTTTCAGCGGTGACACGCTTTGCTTCCATCGCTTGACTTACGAGAGCCTTGCCGATTAGCCCTGCGCCGAGAGCGACACCTGCGCCAACTCTTGCGACAGACCTGAAAGCATTGTTCGTCGCTTGGTTCAGGTTCTTGAGTACGAACGCCGATTTGTTTACGCCACCATCAAGTCGCTTGAACTGTGTGATCGCACGGTTGATACCCTTCGCATCAAAAGTTGTTATGAGTGGAATGGATATTGCCATTAGCGAAGCACGCTTCCAAACTTGCCGAGTGATGTACGAGACTGAGATTTCGCTCTAGCCGACGATGCCTTGTATTGCGATCTGCCTCCTGTTGCGAGCAGTCGGTCAGTCACCATTTTTTCTGCCTTCTTTAGTTCAGCGTCAAGGTCTTTCTCAATGGACTTGATGTTGCGTCTAACGACGGGATACATCGTTCGTGAAGCGTTGCCGTGCATCGTGCGAAGGTTGCTTGAAAGCGTTTCACCCGTAGCGTTGTTTTGCGCCATATCGTAGATCATCGCTCCACCTTGCTTCTGCCGTATGCGCAACACAGGGAAGGTTGTGCGCTCTGTACGCTTGCGCCCACCAGCAACAGCACTCACGCTTGCTCTGACCGACTTGATGTTGTAAACAGGATAATCCTGCGACCTCTTTATCGTTTGAAGTTTCGGCGTGTTCTTGTGCTGTTTCATCAAACCGCTCAAAGTCTTTGTCGGGAAACCTGCCTTCACCTTCATCACTAACGGTTTAGATGCATCACGCAAACCTTTTAGCGTCGCATTGTAAAGAGTGCGATCAAGATACATCAACTCTTGAAGGATCGGTTGAAGCGCAGTAGCGTCAATGTCTAAAACGAGAGATGATTGTTGCGCCATCACACGAGTCTATCTGCGTGAGTGTCGCTGTTTGGCTTTTGATGTTGCGACAGTAATCATCAGGCTGATCATCTCCTCAGTTTCATTCAACAACACAGATGGTGCGATACCGCTTTCAACTGCGAGCCAAGCGATCACTCCTGTTGCTGAGGACTCGGTAAAGGGATTTCACCATCCGAACCATTATCGCCGAGCGTAATGTTTTCAATAGTTCCAATCCATTCAGGATCAAAGCCTTGAGTTGTTTGCATACGACGCTTCTCACTATGCCAACAAAGCCAAGCGAGATCAGTCAAACGCATATCTGTGTCAAGGTTCGTCACGGACTTATTCCAAGTGCGTTCAAACGCTACGAAGTCTGCAAAGACTGCTTGAATGTTTTTCGTTGCGCCATCGTTGTAGATGACTGTCAACTCTGCTTTCATTGTCGCTCCTCAGTTGGTTTTGTTATGCAGTTGTCTTGACGATTGTTCCACCCGTGAAACTCAGCGTGGTCATCGCTATCTCCCCGACAGCACCAGCCACAGGTGTATGTGCGGAAAGGAAAGCATTGGAAATCGTGTAGAGCGGATTGGTTGCGGAAGTAGCGGATGATGTTGCTTTGATCGCAAGAGTAGTTGTTGTACCTACAAGACCGTAGATCGTTGCTTCAACATTGGTCGCCGCATAATCTTGCATCAAAGAAATCTCGCACGAGTTATTTTGTAAACCGCCTGCGAAAATATGTCCTGTGCTTCCAAACGCTGTGACTTCAATGCTGTCAACTTCATAGTTGACGGAAACGCTGTTTGCACGGTTGCTCAGATCAACGCTGTTGATCGTGATGGATGCGTCTTTGAGTGATAGGACTGCCATTAGATGTTCTCCTTAGTAGATGCGATATCGGCTTTGCTTGTGGGCTTTGTTGGTTCAAGATGTCCTCCTGCAACTAACGATGCAAGATTATCATCGGTGATGTCGGTAGGTGTAACAGTCTCGCCGATTTTGCCGAGTGTGCAGTTGTCGCTGAGAACTTTGAATGATTGACCCATAAGGTTGCTCCTAGTTGTGAACCGTAATGTTGAAACTGATTTGCAGAAACTCTGCCTCTGCGCTTGTCAGGCTTGAAATGTTTGATGAAGTTTCTACGATGACTGTGCTGACAACTCCACCGAGCGTGTCGCTTGCTTCTATAGCGGAGCGAACACTTGATGCACCTGTCGGCGATAGGTACGAGTCTAGAGTTGCGTGTGCCGTTCTGTCGGTGTAACGACCTACGACAACAAAGATTGTGAAATCCATTGTGCCGATCATTGTTGTTTTGCCCATCGTGCGATGATAGGAAACGCTGTTCAACACAGGGAACGCTAGAGGCGTGTTCAACTGTTCGGGTTGATAGGAGAAGGTGCGCAATCCTATGATCGTCGCTAAGGCTGTCTGCAACGCTGTAGAGACTTCGCTGACGGTTGCAGGCACTACGCAAGCCCGATGATCTTGTAGGGCATTAGAAGGTCACGGACATCGGGATCAACGGCACGAACTTGAAACGCCATATCTGCGAAGCCGACAACACCGAGCGCAGAGTTCAATCGTGCGAACCCTCGCATTGACAACAGCACACAGGCTTCACGAACATCGTCAGGAACGGCATTCCATCCCCAAAACGCTGTGACTTGACACAACGCCTGTTTCGGTTGAACTTGTATCGGGAAAGTTTTGCCTCCGATAGCAACGATGCGCCTGAACGGTATGCCACGCAGAACAGCGTCAAGCGGTTCTAGTTGGTAGTCCGTGCCTTGCGTCAAGGTTGTTTCAAAGACACCATCGCCATCGTTATCAGTTTTGACTGTGACTGTGGTGTTTGCGATGTCGTCAACGGAAATGTTGTAGTTGTCTATCGGGTAGATGCTGATCGCTGTGCTTGGCGACTTGTAGAACCATCTGCCACAGTAGCCATCTATCCGTCGTGATGCACCTTCAATAGCGTTCTCAATGAGTGTGTTATCAACAGAGTCCGTGACACGCAAAGCGGACTTGACTTCTGCGAGCGTCGCATACCCGTTTGTGATTGCCACGATTACTGCTTGCGCTTTTGCACAGAAGGTTTGACTGCTCGCTCACTTGCAGGTTGCGCTGTCGCTGTTTCTTGCGTCAAGTATTTGTGTTCAAAACCTAGTTCACGCAACGACGCATCAACAGAAGCAACACGATCAGGAAGGTTGCGAAGGACATATCCTTTGCGTTCCTCCAACAAACTTTCAATCATTGACTTGTGCATAGTGATTGTTTCCTTTTCATCTGAATGCGGGTTGCGCGATGGAGGTCACGCAACCCGACTTCATCAGAAGGTAGGAGTGACGAGTCCTGTTCCACCAATGCGTGCCCAAGATGCAGGGTAACGATTAGAGGTGAATGCTGAGTATCCGTACACAATCATCGTGACATCAAGTTCTGCGCCCTTTGGTTGTTCAAAGCGAAGCATCATTGGCTCTCCGCTTCCTTCCTCCCATAGGTGAAGTTCTTGCGAGTTGCCGACATAGATGGTGTCCTCGTTAGTGCCTGCGCCTTCAACGATTGAAATCGTTGCGTCGGTGTAAACAGGCAA